TTTTTTACTGCGGGCAATGGCGGCGCTGATGTCGTTAATTTTCATCATCTGCGCGGTGTGGGTGGCTTTGGCTTCGCTGAAGCGGATAACCTCGGGGCTTTTATTCTCGCTCATGATAATTCTCTCTCTGTAAAGGATGTTTGTATTCTGCCGTGGCCCAGCGGACAACGCCTGTTTTCCCCGTCTGCTCATGGCTCAACAAACAAACCCGGTGGCCCGCCAGGAAAAAGGTTCTGAAGAGCGTGTTGCCCGCGTCTCTGTCGGCAGTGCGGTGTAACAGGGGTAACACGGGTTACATCGCTGTTTTAACTTCATTTTTATGAAATGGTTCTGTGTAACATTACGGGTTACAGCGGGTAACAGATGTGTTGTTACACCTGTTACCCTTTTGCTTTTATGCGGTGTAACAGCGCCAGCGCCCGGCTGACGCGGCTGTTACACCTGTTACCTCTGTAACCCGTAATAAATAAGACTCACGCGTTAACCCGGCACCTCGCTGTTAAAGACGTAGAGCCTGCGCACGTTCATTTCTGGCGGGCGAATGCTGGTCTGTAGCTTGCCGTCGTTGGCCGCCAGCAGATACCCCCTGTCCGCACAGAGTCGGGCCACCTTGCGCGGGTCAAAGCCCCGGCAGATTTCCTTCCAGCCCGACGGCATCACGTAGAAGGTGGTCACCGTTTCGCGGCCCTGCGCGGCGTTGCCTTTCTCCACCCTGCGCCAGCCCACCATATTGCCGGGGCGGTTGCGCTCGTCGTGCCAGTCGGCAAAGCGGCTGTACTGGTTGGCGGTGAAGAAGGTGCGCACCTGCTCCAGCGCGGCCATGTCTTCCTGGTTGGCCGTGTGTCCCCGGTCTTTCAGCCAGGCGTTCAGGCAGACCCGCGTTGCCCGCAGCGCTTCGCCCTCCGGCCAGCCGGTGATACCCATGCGCGTCGCCAGCTCCCCGGCCATCGCCACCAGTGCAAAGCGGTTGACCGCGCGCCCCACCTGATTGCCCGCGTCCTGCGGGGTCAGTGCGGCGGTATACTCCTTCATCAGCGCCTTGGCCTGCGCCGTCAGCCCGTTCAGGTCGGCGGTCAGTGCCTTCAGCCACTCGCGAAACGGCGAGCCGTAGTAGCTGGCCGTGGCCCACTCCAGATGCTCGGCCAGTGCCTTGCCGCTTTCAAAGCCGTGCAGCTCCTCAAATACGCCGAACTTACCGGAGTCGCTGGGTATCTGTATCATCCTGACCTCCATCCCGGCGAAGGTACGTTCGCCCGCCTTCGCGGCGTGCTCCGTCAGCGACAGCTCGCCCGTGGAGAGGAACAGAAGCCGCCACTGCTTGCGGGTGCGCAGCTCGCCGTCCGTTCCGGCCCGGCCCTTGCCCTGGCCGTTTGCCAGCATGTAGGCAATGTTGCCCGCCTCGCGCCCGTCCACCTCGCGAATTTCATCGAGCATCATCGCCGCGTCGTTGCGACGGCTGGCGGAGCCTTCCAGCGAGTTGCCTGTAGCCCGCCACGTCTGCCAGTAGTCCGGGCCGCCGCATACCGAGGTGGCCGCCTTCATGGTGGTGGTCTTGCCGTCGGTGGATTCGCCCTTGAGGTGGTAGCCGCCGCCGTCCATGCCAGTCAGGCGCAGCAGTGGTGCGGCAAAGGCCAGGCTTACCGCAAAAGCCACGCGGGAGTTGCCGGTGCAGTAGCGGGAGACGTGCTCGCGCCACTCTTCGGTCGTACCCGCCACCCGGAAGTCGCGCCCCTGCACCGAGGTGGTCTGAAGAATGACGCCCTCCGCGTCCTCGCCGTTTACCTCGTCCTGAAGGACGTAAACCTGTCCGTGCCAGCCGGTGCGGCTCACGCAGGTAACGCGCCGCTCCGGCTTGCACAGCGAGATGTACTCCATCAGCCGGGCGCGGGCCTCGCCGGTGGTGCTGATGTACGACAGGCCGTTAACCAGCAGCACCCGGCGCAGCTCCTCGCCGCTGCCGCTCAGCATCTCCATCGGCATTGCCCACTTACGCCGCTCGCCCCAGGTATCTTCCCACTCCAGCAGGCGGCCAAAGTTGCCGCCATCGGCGTCGCAGGTGATGGCGGTCACGCGCAGCGGGTTGCAGATTTTCACGTTCTGTATTTCCGTTTCGCCGTTGCGCTGCACCTGCTTTTCATACCAGAGGTAATCCTGAGTCAGCCGGAACCCCTGCGGCAGACGCGTGCGGCCCTCACCGCACATCACCAGACCGTTACGGAAGGCTTCACGGGCGCGGGTTACGCCGTGCTGGCGGTGCCAGTCGTTCCAGTCGGCGCGGATTTCGCCCGGCGGCAGCGTCACCCAGCCGCCCACCGCCTTCGCCGCCTTTTCCGCAAACGCCTTGCCCGGATTCTCGCCGCCGTCCTGAAAGTCGTTGTCCCCGGCGAGGATGATTTTTACCTCCGGCCAGCGGGCGCGCAGCGCCTGCGCCACGTTCGGCAGGTTCCCGGCCGATACGGCCGCCACCACGTACCCGGCGGTCAGCTGGCTCACGGTCAGCGCCGTGGCCCAGCCTTCAGTAATCACCGCCTGCACCGGCGGCTCTGCGGGCAGCGGGGCGAGCGTCACGAACGCGCCCTTCATGGTGCTGCCCGCCAGCAGGCTTTTTCCCCCGCCGGGCGCTATCAGCTGCGCGCCGGTTATTGTCCCGTCCGTGGTCACCAGCGGCAGCAGCACCGACCCCGCCGGGAACGTCGTGCCGCTGATGCGCTGCGCCTGGCCGGTCAGCGTGACCGGATGGCCGGTAAAGCCTTTTGCGCTCAGATAGTCGCTTTCGCCGGTGCGGCTTTCTGCCAGCAATGCGTTCACCGTGGCGGTCATGTCGCGCTTAGGGGCTTTTTCCCTGGCAGGCTTAACTGGCATGTCCTGCACGTCCCGTAACGCCAGCACCTGCGCCACGGCCTGCGCCGCCTTTTTCACGCCATCGCCCGTGACCCGTTTTACCAGGTCGAGGCCGTCGCCGTTAGCGCAGCGTACCGCCACGGAATGACGTGCTGACGTATAGCGATCCGCCTTTCTTGAAAACTAACTCGCCTGCAGAGTCATTGCTGGCCGGATTTGCTGCTTTAATCTCATCGGGAAGGTTGTCATATGCGTACTTCACCTTTTCACGGAACAGGCGCTTGGCGTCATTCAGTGTGTGGGCGATCAGGGCGCACTTGGCAGACTCGAACAATGCCGCATCCAGCTGGATTATGCAGACCTCAGTAGTGAATCCAAGCTGGCGAGCCTTGAGGATGATGTTGCGCGTGTGGATACCTTCAAAGTACTCGCGCTGCTCAGGCGTCAGCCGTTTCAATGGATACCTTATTGGATACCTCGCGTTTGGATACCAACGCTTCCGCCTTGGCTTTTATCTTCGCCTTAAGGTCTCGCTCCCAGCCATCACGTTTTGCACGCTTATTGATAGCCCCGTGGGTAATGCCGTGTTGAGATGCAATTTCGCGGATGGACAGCAAACCAGCCCGGTAAGCCGATTCGATAGCCTCCCAGTCAGGTGATGCCATTTGCTTTACCTTTTTGCTAAAGTTAAATTTATGTTTGCCGTTAATCTTTATGTGGAAGGTTTCTTACCACTGAAAACGATGAACTACTCGCGACAGAACATTTCTTGTTTGTCGGTGAGTGCTATACCTTACTCTTTAATAAGGATTTTTATGAACAATACAGATAAGAAGTTTGCTTTTGAGCAGACAATTACACTACTCGCACCTCTAATGACTCGCGGCTCCGAATCAACGCCTCAACACGTATTTGATAAATACTTTGACGAAATCTATCATCAGGTCATTTCTAAAATGGCTGAAAAGGAAATGTGATCATTATCGAAGCCGCTCGGTGAGTGGCTTCTGTAATGGTTAAGCCGCCTTGCCTTCCATCAGTGCAACCATATCCGGATCCAACCGCTCCAAAATGTTATCGCGGGTGCCGTTGAGCATTCTCTTGCGTCCGCCGACGCCCCACTGATTCATCTTGCGGGCGCAGGCGCTAACCTCTTTCGTTTCGCTTGCGATCAGCAGGTCGAGTCGGTTTAGCCTGGTCATGTTTCCGATTCCACTTAACACAGCTTCTCGGAATATGTCGTACACGCTGATTTCGAATTCTGGATTTATCCAGGCTGCGTACCTGATAGCCAATAACTCTACGCCCCACACGCCAGGAGACTCACCACCATTGAGTACCTTAAGTGGTTGATTTTGTTCCATAGGACGATTTTGGGCTTTGGCTTCAAGTGCTTTAATAAACCTTTTTACCTGACTACTACGTAGAAACTTGCTCGGCCGCTGGCCTTCATTGGCTTCACCTTTAAGAACGGCCGCTGAGTGAAGGTCATTCAGGTTATAGCGCCCTTCTTTATCTACACGAACAGATACGCCGTTTACGATCACCGTTGGATATGTCATTGCGTTTTACCTTTTAGAAAGTGAGCCTGTCTCACAGAAAAGCCGCCCGAGAGAGGTCGCCACCTATAACGGCTGTTCTCAGGCTCGCTTACTGAAAGGCTCTCGTTGAATTGCGCGTGAGATGCGCGGTGAAATGCATATAAAAAAGCCCCGCAGGTGCGAGGCTCTTGTGATATGGACTTCTGCTTTATCGTGAAGACTCGATTTGCCGGATTGCTGCCCGGTCGATGTTGGCTTGCTCAATAATGCCGTATAGCTCAGCGGACAGTTCAACCGCCTGACCAAACGTCATGCTGCCCGGCACTGGGGGCACATCAATCTGACTTGTCAGTTCAACCGGCAGGCTTAGCTGAGGTTGCTTTAACATCCTGTACTCCACCTGCGGCTTTTGCTGCTTCGCGCAGCCTGTCAGCAGCATCAGCGGGAACAGGAGCAGCAGCGCACTTGTCAGCCGAGAGGTATTGCTTAATTTCATTCTGTAGTTTCCGGTTCTGCTGTGCTGTAACTGCCCGCTGCTCTGCTACCTGCGACATTACGGTATTCTGCTGCTTCACGGCGGTAACCAGGTCGTTAACGCTGGCGGCCAGCCCATCATTCTTTGAGCGCAGATCATTAATCTGTTCGTCTTTACTGTTTGCCAGCTTTTCTAGCCTGTCATTCGTGGCAGTCAGCTGAGAGTTCCGGGCGTTCAATCCCCACAGAGCGACACATATAAGACCGATCACAATGAGGTGAGAGTAGTTTTTTATTCCGGCTATGATATTCATGTGAGGAATAGCTCCCTTTCTCGCTTGCGACGGGGCAACAGCAGATCGGGAATATTACCGGCCCGCTTCCACTGTAAGAGCTGGTCAGCCGCGCCCGCATAGCCCTTCGCGTTAAGCTTTTTAAGCAGCGTTGAACCGGTAAATGCATTTCGACCCACATTAAATACGAAGCTGCACAGCGCGTCGTACTGATTCTGTGTCAGCGGTACTTTCACATTGCCGTTTATCGCAGACTCTACCCAGGCCAAGTCGCTCAGCAGCAGCTTTGTTGATTGACTCTGTGTGATAGTCATCCCTTTTGCTATCGGCTTCCCATCCACTGTACCGGTATGCCCGACGCCTATGGTCCAGACACCCACGCCATCCTGGTAAGCGTTAAGCCGCTCACCTTCTTCACGCTTGATGAACGCAATACCGTTATTGCTGAGTTTCATTTGTGGAGTCTCCAGTCTTACTGGCTATCCAGCCTTTGAGTTTTGCGCTGATGTAGTCATTTCCTACATAGCCGATATACACAGCGAATACTGAATCG